CGCCGGTCGGGGTCGGCGTGCCAATAGGCGTGAAAGGCTCCGGCAGATCTTCCACAATCAGGGAATCTATCTTGGAATACAGCTGGGTACAGCGACATCGGATCACTTCACGAGCGGAGCCAGTTGGATCTCGCGGAAACAGCAAGCCATTGGCATAAGCCACATCCAGTGGAAGAGGCGTTCCGCCAAACTCAGGGTCAGTCTCTTGCGCTCTCAGCCTGTGGCTGCTCCTCACGACTTCATCCCTGGCCGTGAGCCAAGTCTTTCTGATGTTGGCCCTATCCCCCAGCCGGTCGATAACGGCTCTCTCGGCCACACTCATCACCATGCCCGCCTCGGTGCGGGCAATCTTTTGAACTCGGTCAGTGTTGAAGTCTTGGTAAATATCGCGGATTCGCTCAGCCAGAATTGGCCTGCCGACGCCTTCCTCAATCGCTTCCTTTACTCGTGCCGACACCAATCTCAGCGAAGTCTCGTTCACAACTCCCACAAGTGGCGGGACCCGATCATTTATGAACTGCTCGGCTTCCTCTGGAAACCCCGGAAATGAAGTCCCCATCTGCACCGCGACTGTTGAGGCTTGATCCAGGGCAAGCGATGTCAAAGTAGATGTGATGCGGGCTTCCAGGATTTCATTGAGCCGATTGTTCTGGGCAAACCTTAGCTCCACGCGCACAGAATCCCTCGCAAACAGAAAAATTGGGGAAGTTCCGGACCCCCTGGCTTGCGTGGCTACCAACTCATCCAGGGAGAAACGCCTGATGATTTTCAGAACCTCAAACATTTCTCTGCGGAAATGGGCCGCAAAGACAATAGCGACAGCTTGTTCTGCCCGTTCTAGCTGACGCTCAAATTGATTTTGCCGGTTCTCCCTGAGATTCAGGGCAATCAAATGAGGGCTTATAAATCTTCGCAGGCTCATGGAAGGAGAAGGTCATCGCCATTCGAGAGTCGCCGTGCCGCCTGCTCTGCGACTTTCTGGACCTGCGGCTGGCTCAGAGAATCATCTACGTCAATCTCCAGCGAATCCAAGAAAATAAGCGGATTCAGTTTCGCCAGTTCTTTGAGGACAGACATTGGAAGCTGACCAATTTGGTTTGGATAGGGCGGCTTGCCAAGTTCTGCGCGTACATCGTCTGGAGTCAGAACATCATCCTTCAGGTAGACATCGTGAACTTTGGATTCGGCCACTCTGTCTCGGCGGTCAATGCCCTTGTACTTGAACTGGACTTCTCTGATGCTGGGCTTATTCAGAATCTTGGCGATTTTGGGAATAGTTCTGATGTTTATTTTGCCCTGGATCAATCTGGCGACAGGCTCCTGGGCTTCTTTGACGGAAGCCGCGCTACCTATTTCTGCTGTTGACCTGTTCACATCACGCTCAAGGCTGAAATCCTGTGGCTTCAGCCCAAAGGCAAAGCCGAAAATCCGCATCAGCATTTCCTGATACTTCAGATACAGACCCTCGTCGCCCTGTGGCTTCAACTCAAGAACTTTTGGTGCACCGGCTCCACCGCCATAGATGCCTGGACCTGCTTGGCCGGTGAGTTCGGACCTGAAGTACGCCCTGAATCGGTCAACTTGATCTTCTGTGAACTTCTCGCCCAGATACAACAGCTGTCTGGGGTAAGCGTTCGATGCGGTCTGCCTCTGAAACGATGAAAGGCCCAGCCAAGACTCAATGATCTCGACTACAACCTCCATCGGGGACAGACCAAACTGAGTCCAGCTTCGCTTTCGCGCTACCAGATACTCAATTTCCGAATCCTTGAATTTGATCGGCCCAATCCCTCGTATATTCAGGATTTGAGCCCACCTGGTTTTCTCCGGATCGCCACGCCACACTGCATTCTGAGACAACGTGTAGCCAGGAACCGACACGATTTCCAGAACGTCGTTATCTTCCATGAATGGCGGGTTTTCCACGTACTCCCACACGCCTGCGTCCCAGATCAGAATATCCTCGACCGTCTGGCCGATCAGAGTTGGAAAATCGTCGTCCACTGGATTCGGATGCGACAAAATGCGAGTGACGATTGCTTTTTCTTCCTTGAGTTTTTCCTCTTCGAGCGTGTCCTTGGCGATGATGTCCCACTGATTGAATGCCACTGCGTCACGGATCAGCTTGATCGCACGAGAGGCGATAGCTGTCTCGGAGAAGCGTTTCAGAAGATCGACTCGGCGGGTGAGTCTTCTCTCTCGGAATCCCGCAATGCCTGGAACTGAGATCGGCACATTGAAAAGGCCCACGTCCAGAAAGGCACTCTTCCGCTGGGCAGCCATCAATTCGTCCATGTCAACCACCGCCGGAACTATCGCTTGTGCGGGCTCAACCCAGCCGTGTCGGGCAAACAATTCTCTCATGCGTTCTCAGCTGTTTTCCTCGCAAGTTTCTTCGTGACCGCTCCCAGCGGGTGCAGGATAGCGTCGTGAAACAGATCTACCACGACCAGGACCGCCCAAAACACCACCATCACTCCAAGCCGCGTGGCGTGAGGATCTTGTTGCTTATAATTCAGCACGTAGACCAACGCAAAACCGACACCACCAAGGAGATATAACAACACCGCAATGGTCCACAACAGATAAGTTTCGATTACCAATTTTCCCTCCCGATTTCTGCCCGTGATTTGCACCATTTACCCAGAGCCATGATGGAAACCACGAACCCGCCAGCCCACACCAGCATGTCAATGTAACTTTTCACTTTACCGTCGCCCAGAACATCATCCGGCTCACCGAACCAGATGAAAAGCATAGCAATCAAAGCCGCTGGCTCGACTCGACGGGTCAACCACGTAATTTTCGTGCGTCGTCCAATCGAATCGAGCAGCAGATAAACCATCAGGTACACGCCAGCCGACGAGAACAAATGAATCAGCTGCCTCTCAACGATATGGCTGTAATTGCCAGCGATGACCAGTGCCAACAGCACAGCACCGCCGATGATCATGTCCAGATAGTCTTTCATTCAGGCGGCAGGCTGCCCCTTTCTTTCCTGATGAACTGAATGAGCCCAACCACCGCAGACGCAACACCGCCAATTAACGCCCACAACTCAGGCGTCCAGGCTATTCCCAGGCCCGCAGCTGCAACCGCAATCCCGACCCACGTGCTTGGCTCCTTGAGCCTTGCTCCCAACCAAGTGATCCACATAGAGTGCTCCTTTCTTAAATGAAGAATATTTCGGTGCTTTCACCAAATTCTTCCATTATGTTATAGATCACCCCTGCCACAGCGTCCGTCACGCCCTTATCTTTCCCTGGTGGATGGTCTACCTTGCCCTTTTTTCTGTTTACTTCAAGCCAAGATACCTCATCCGAGAACGGTTTGTAGTCGTAAATGCTCAACCGGCACTCTTTGATCGCCAGCTTGAACTCATTGTACGGGTCCATCGACGCATCCACAGACAGCGTGTCGCTTTCAATGTTCCGTTTTCTGAACTCCTGCTGGCCCTCAATCGACTGAAATCTGTCGAATGTCGCCTTTTTCACCTTGAATCCGTACCTTTTCATGACGTGGATCAGGTGTCGGACTTCTTCCAAATCAATCTCGCCGTTCCTGGGCGGCAAAATCTGAAGCATCCAGTCGATGTGGATGCTGGGGACTTTCTCCTCGTGCATTTCCCCATCTATCCCGCGCCGAGGAATCATGACTTCTCCAGAATTGCAGCCTATGGCTATCCCGCACTCGTCCGCTTTGATCGCGTAATCAATATGGACAAAGCGGGGCGCATCCGGATAGTGCAAAGGCTCCCATTTGCCGTCTCCGACACGCTTTGCCAGTTTCTCCTTGAACAGCTGAACCCCATCTTGCAGGGTAGTGAAAACCGAACTGAACGGATGAACTCTGTCGTGGTCAATACAGGCTCTCAGCCACTCAGGATTCGGAATGAATGGATCAATGGCCGCAGTTGCACGGCCAGCAATATCGCGGATCGACCCTTCCATGTCTTTTTCAAAATCTGTCTGATACTCCACAGGAACATCAACCACTTCCCCTTTGATCTCGTCTTCGCTTTCTTCACCAGTGAGAAACCGGCTCCTGCCGTACTCTCCGCCGACTTCGATTCTGAAAGTGTCCCCACTCAGCCCTTCCCCCCTGGAATCCCAGAGCGCGTGAGTTCTGACGAAAATGTTTTTATCAGTCCTGGCTTCCACTTTTTTCTTCTCAGTGAAATCATCGGGATACTGCGAAGACGACACAATCATGATCTTTCCTGGGACGTGCCCGCCAGCTTCCATAAAACGAGATCTCAAGCGGCGACTGACCACGTTGTAGAGTTTCTCCGGAGTGTCGTACATCCGATTCACTGACTTGGTTAGTTTGCTGTCCTCAATCACTGGCATGAAATTGACTTCATCCAGGGCACCGCCGAAAACATTCAAGCCCAAGGCCGACGTATCGTCAGCGGCCAAAGGCAAGACCACGATATTCTTTGGGAATCTCAGCTCGGATTGTAGTTGTGGATCATACGGATAAATTTCCTGGAAGTAAGGAATCTGGTCAATTCTGGCTTTCAGTTCACCGAAAATGACCTTTTTTGCCAGCTTCAAATTGACGGACTGGTTCACGAAATAAATAGCAGAACCAGGCAGTTGACCATAATATCTCTGGGGCGAATGCAGGCATGACATCTCATAAATCATGTACGACATCGCAATCGAGACGAACGTCGATTTTCCCCATCCGATTGCACCATCCACCACGGCTTCGGTGTAAACGCCTTCATCGAAAAGAGCTATCAGGTCGTCTCGCAGAACCGGACTGAGATTCTCCATCCATCCCAGATAGTAGTCATCTTCCAGATACTGCTTCATCGAGATCACTGGCCGCTCGAAGTCGTGTGGGTCTGGGGCGCGGAGTTGCTCAAGAATCTTGCTGTGGCCTTTCGTCACCAATTCCTGAACTATAGCTGCGGCGATTTCCTTGGCGTCCTTACTCCCTAGACCGGCTATTTTTTTCTGGATTTCAGAATAGAGATTTGCTTTCGGATTCAGACGATCAGCTACGTCGTGCATCGTTTCTCCGATCTTACTACAGGTCGAACATCCTCTTCACGTCTTTTGCCAGTTCAAGCGTAAAGGTTTTGACCTTCTCGATTGCCAGCTGCAAGCTGTTGGTTTTGCTGATCTCAAGACTCTGAGAAATGGCCTTGGCGATCTCGAACTCGAAATTCACTGTGCTAGGATTTGCCATAGCAAACGTCACCACCTTCGCAATCTCCAGCGTGAACTGTACGATGTCCACGATTCCCTGGAAGATTAAAACTTTTCTGTCGCCCCATATTATGTAGCTGGCCTGCGCTCCAACATACTGACTGTGCCCATGCCTCTGCACCAGTACCGGCATTACGACGGGTTCGGGAAATATGTGACAAGTTCAATTCTGGCTGCCGATGCCGGGGTCGCCGTAAATCTAAACGTCACAGCGTTATGATTCATCTCTGAAGCCGTCACAGTTGTCACCACGTACCTGCCCTTGTCAGTCTCTACGAGGTTCGGGTTGCTCAAGGGCGCAAAATTCACCTGGTCAAACGAAAATTCTCCAGTCACTGTCAGCCCTGGCAGCGGCGTAAGATTCACCGGATCAAGCATGACCACCGGCAAGTTATTGAAAGCAACGCCCTTCTGCATTTGGTCGGTGCCACGGGCGATCAGCGCAGCGGACACGTCCAATTCCAGCACCGTATTGATAAAAGCTGCCGCCTCCACGGGATCAATGAAAGTGGGCGGCTCTATCCCATCCGTTGCCACGAGGTTTCCGTCCACAATGTTGGTATTGCTGTGCGCCGGACCAGCCCGATCCGCGAACATGACCCGCGCATTTCTCAGAGTCATCGTCAGGCCAAGCTGTTTTGTTGCTGAAAGGGTCTGCTTTCCAGTAGATCTCAGATTGTCAATTAGGGCGGGAAAGTTCAGATTATGAAGGCGGGCCTCGATAGTTCTCAGCGTGTCGTACAAGTCCTGAATCGTGATTATGGTGCTGGGTAATGCAATCTGTACGATTCTTGGGCTTACTTTAAAATCAACTGACACGTCCGCTCGGAACGACACTTGTAAATATCCCCCCGATCTGAAGCTGGTACTCTGTTTTTTGCTTCTCCAGCCTTTCGAGGACTCGCTTGTGCTGGCGGATATTCTCCTTAATTTGCTCCAGACCCTTGCGCATCATATCCGGATTGAAGTCTTCTTCCAAGCGTCTCTTCCCAGGCTTGGGCTCGCCCCTTGCCATCCGGTCGATATGAGTTTGATACTCTATTTCCTTGCGCCGAAGCTCTGTCAGGGCGATGCCGCACGACTGAATCCGTTTTTCGACTTGCTCCAGGTTTCGCCTGATCGCCTCCGCACCAGTACCATTTAATCCAGAAATCAGCTACTCCCTTTAGGTGAAAATATCGTCAGCGTTTCTAATGGCCGCGATACTCAAACCCGAAGAAATGAACTGAGC